AAAAAAAAATAATGGATAAAGTTGTAATAATAAAAAGTCAAGATGATGCTAGAAATTGGCTATTAAACAAAGCAACACCAACAGAAAGAAACAATAGAGTCGGTCAAGCAGTTGCTATGGGGCTACTTGGAGCTGGACTTGGAGCTGGTGTTAATTATGGAATCAATAGATCCGCGAAAAAAGGTATGTTGATTGGAGGAGCTTTAGGTGCTTTAGGTGGGTACATGATTAAACCTAAAGTAAGTGCAGAGGATAACCGAAATATGGGAGCTGGAGTTTTGTCTGGAATGGGGCAGTACTTTGTAATAGCTTCACTTCCGTCTGGAGAGGTTTACCACAAAGGCTTTAGAAATTTACAAGAAGCTAAACAAGATGCTGCAGATTTTAAATTGAAAGGAATCAAAGCTTTTATAGTGGCTCCTGAGGATTTTAGCGGTGCTAGTAATAGACAGTTTGGATTGATCGACCTAGGACATAAGAAAAATCTTGAAGTATTCGGTAAAGGTGCAAAAGCTTATGTTGATGAATATAAAAGTAAGGGTGGGACTGCTCCTAAAACTGAGGCTGCACTAGCTAAAGAAATCAGAAACGCTAGAGTTGCTGGAATGAAGGCAGTTAAGCAACATTATGGGAATTTTGGTGCAGGAGTTGGTTCTATTGGAGGAGCTGCTGTTGGAACTGGAGTTGGATACTTAGCTGGGAAAGGAGTTGCTAAATTGAAAAACAAGGACACCTATATTAAAGAGTACTTATCTAAACACCCTGAAGCAAGGGAAAGAGATGCACAGGAGGCTTACGCAAAGAGGGTTAAATCCTTTCAAACGATTGGAGGACTTTTAGGAGGTGCAGCTGGTATTTACGGAGGTTCAAAACTCGGTAGAAACTACGGACTAAAAGAAGGTGCTAAGATTGCAGCTAGAACTAGTAATAGACCTATGCTTACTTAGGATATGATAATAAAGTGGAGATTTGAAATATAGTCTCCCTAATTAAAAATGAATAAGATAAAATGGGAGAAGTACTACTATTATCGGAACTTAAGAGAAAAATAGACTTGAGGTCATCTCTTCTAATGCTACCTTCTGTGGATGAGTTATTGTCTATCGTAGGAACCCAGAATCCAGACGAACAGAGAGTAGAGCTGTATTCAGTGGCTTTAGAGAAGTGGCATTATCAAGTACCTCTCATCAGATTAAATAAAATAAAAATTAATAACGACCCACATAAATTTATAAACACTTTTAACACATATGCTAGGAATCCGAATACTATGTGCATTTCAGAGGTTGAACTTATACCGACTAGAGTATGGTCACTTAATGGTATTTTAGGTTCATCTCGTAATTGGATATATCAGGATGGTTTCTTATCAGGAGTTTCAGAGGGAGAATACCTAATGAATGCTACCTATATGAGACCTATGTATGTTAATTATTTACAACCAACTGGAGAATTAGACCCTAGGAGTTGTATTGGTTTTATAGAGGAAAGACATGTAAGTAAGTTTGTAGATGCTTGCCTTATGGAGACTTTACAATTTATATCTCAACTAAGGAAGAACTTTGAATACCCAGATGTACCTGTTCAGATGTTTAATGGTATAGATGAGGCTAGTTCAATGATACAAACAAGTTTAGATCAGTTTTATATGGGATTAACACACGGTAAGATTTATGTTTAAGAAATTAACTAGTTGGGAAAACTTGGAGGATAAGGAATTGGCTGACAAACTAAGGGATTACCAATATATAAAATCAAATAACGGGGACCTTGTAGATTATGATGGAAATGTATACTTAACTAAGAAGGGTGCTAAAATTCCATTCGTAGTTGTACATGAAGGGAGACATCGAGATAAGGTATTAAAAGGCGATGTACTTCACAATAAGAGACTTAGCCAATTAAATGATAAACTAAAGAAAGCAGCACCAACATTAGCATTTTTAGAAGGACTTAATGGAGGAAGTGGAACTAAAGTAATGAAACATCGACTTCTTTTAAATACTCCAACTATTATGAGAGAGGGGGTTGTTAATGCAGAAACAAGAGATATTCTACCTAAGAAGTTCCACAAAGATACCTACATTTCAGATAATACATATGCGATAGGAACTTTAAGGGAAGCAGCAGATGATTTAGATAAGTATCAGGCTGGAAAATTTGTTAGAGGTCTATTAATAAAGAAAATAAGATAAAATGGGAGTAATTGTAGCAACGAGACAGTTTGGTTCAATCTTTGGTGATCTATTTAAAGGAAGCCAAAAAGAACCTCAATATATAGCTAATACATTTAAAGAAGTTAAACTAGATTCAAAAGTTACACGAGTTAGTCAGAAGACTTCAGGGAACTTGATGATTGTAGATGTAGATGTATTAATTGGAAATGACTTCAACCTAGACTTAGTTTATGGAGTTAATTTAGATGTAGGTAAAATTAGATTATCAGAAAATACAGGATGGGTAGAGCAAGCAGAAGATACTTTACACAACTTGACACCTAAGAATTGGGAAAAAGAATTTAAGAAGGCTATTTGGATTGGAAAACTATATCAACACCCAGAGGTTTTAACTTATTGGGATGCTTATGTAGAACAACCTGATGAATTAGCTGCAGTAAAAAGGTTCTTCCAAAAAGATTACCAAAGGATACCTGAGATAATACTAAACGCGATAAAAAGCAATAACTAATATGAAAATAGAAGTAAGATTGTTTCCTCTAGATACTCCTGCAGCAGATGGTTCTATTATACCTAAGCAGAGTTTTCTAGAGTATCAGAACACACCAAGATATAAAGAGAGAAAACAGAATAGAAACTTTTATGGAGGGAGTACGCACTTAAACAGAAACCAATCCAGAAAAGAATCTACAGGGGGAGTTGTTGGAGAAGGAGATGAACTATTATACTCTGGAAACATCACTCACATTATAGATGATTACTTTATTAGAAGACACTCAGATGGGATTGAATATGTCCACGCTACGGCAGAGGTAATGGATGACCCAGAGGAGTATGAAGGAAAGAGTAAAGAATTAATTAAAACACTTACACGATTACTTAGAAGAGGAGTTCAGCTTCCAGTATCAGTAGTTATATCAGCCGTATGGAAAAACGATATAGCTGTTAGAATTAAGGATATTTTAGGATTTGACTTTACACTTTCACCAGGTTATAATAAGGCTAGTATAGTTGATATTTCTTATGAGTGATTTAAAAGCTATTCTAATTGGCGTAGCGGCTAGTAAGATTTTAGACAGACTCACAAGAAAAGAAGAACCAGATAGATATAGATTTCAGATAAGGTTCGATAAGAGAGGTCATAATTACGTCTACCATATGCTTTTTAGAACACGAAAGAGAGCCCACGAGGTAGCAAATGAATTATCTCAGAGGGTGGGTTATAGTAATGTAGTCGTTGAACAAATTGATTAATAAACTCATGGGAATAATTATAACAAAAAAATTTAACGCATACAGATCAGAGCACGCATATTACGGAAGAAAGACAGGGGGTAATTATGGTGCAATGATAGGAGCTGGTGCCGGGGCTGCAATAGGAAGACAACTAGGAGGTAAATCTCTTAAAGGTCAAGCTATAGGAGCATTAGCTGGCGGTTTAGTAGGTGGAATAGGTGGATTTATTGGAGGTAGAAAATTAGGAAGTAAAGCAGGTAGTCAATTAAGTAAGACAACTGAGAACAAGCGATTTGAAGTTACTTATTCTGACCCTAAAAATGGACTAGAGAGACACAGAAGATTTGACTATATACAAGATGCTCAACTCTTTCAAAGACAACATCCCGGTTCACGAATTACAGATCTTCACCATCAGCCTCAACAACCTAATTACACGGACGAAGAATGGTCATGATTTTAAATATAAGTGGAGTGGTTGAAAGATAGCCCTCCCAAAATGAAAATGAATATATGAACACACTAGTAGTAAACGGATTAAAGATAACCACTTCACTCTCTTATATCAAATTCATAGAGGCGGGTGTTACTCAAGTTGAAGAGGATATACCAAATTCAGTACTAGTTATTTTCTTCACCAAAGGAGCTAAAAACACTGAGTTACCTTTTGAAGTGATTATAGAGGAAGAGCTTAAAGAGTCAGACTTACTTTCAACCTATAATCCACAAAACAAAATAAACAACCTAAATATAAAGAAGCTGGTAGTTAATGAGTATATATTAAACCAGACTATTTTTACAGATTTAGACAAGAGTTATGCCCTTTACAATGAAGAGAGGTGTGACTTATTTATAAACCAGAATATAGAGTACAAAGATTATATAACACTACTTAAATCAATACCTTTCTTAGAGATAACTGAGGGAGAGGAGGATGTAGTACTAGCTAATATAACGAACTGCTTAATGGGTAGGAGGAGACTTAATTATATCTTCCCAAACCATCGAGCATTTAAGTACAAAGACACCTATACTAATTATGTCATCGATGAACCTCTAGTTATGTACCAAGTTAAAAAGGTAGTTCTAGAGCAGTTGTATGATCATGGTTTCGAATCTTTAAAGTTAGATGACCAGGATGAATTAGTAGAGGTTCCCGATGTGCTAAGTTACTCTATTCAAAATGCCGATTACAACCCAATAGCTAAAAGAGTTACTCCGCTACTAAAGAGACATACAGATGCAAACTTGTCTATAGAGTGGAAGCTTAAATCAACAACTCTCTCTAAAGCTATGGATATAAAGAACCGGTATAGAAACTTAGAGATTATTTCCAACTTGACTTCTATTAATGTATTTGACTATAACAACAATCCATTTAAGGTAGCTATAGTTTGGGAAGATATATCAGGTCAATTAGGAGATAAAAGTGCGGTTACTGACGAGGAGAATAATTACTATCATCAGCTATACTTTAATTGTAGAGTCCACTTTGATATTATAATGGATAACTGCAAACCTTCTGATGTAGTAATCTCTAAAATAACCAATCTAGTAAAATTCAAGGAAGTAAACCTAAAAGAAATGAATGCTGTAGATAGTGACAATGTCTTCAGTTTAAAGTATAAGGATTACGACCGCATAGTGAAAATATTAACAAAACAACCAGAGACAAAAGAAATTAAATAAAATATGAGTCAGATATATGAACCGTTTGTAGAGTCTAGAATTCAAGCTGCGACAACTACAGATACATCAGGATATCAGAACGGGAAGATAGTAGTAGCTGCTCCCTTAGTTTCTGACCACGGCCCTTACGGCATAACAATGATAAACAACCAAAGAGAACTCCTCAGAAAATATAGACCAGATGGAGCGAATTATTTGGTTTCAGATTTAGATAGTACATTCTTCCATATTTACGCTATGCTTGCTCACAGTTCAGTATTAGTAACAAGAGTAGGTAGTTCTATGGAGGAAGCAGTAACTAAAATGTATAATGCAGACCAAGGAGCGTTCAGTTATACAAAGCTTTTCGGAAATAAAATGGTAGTAGATTATAAAGGTTCTATTGCTGTTGGAGATAACGGAAAGTCTTATTTAGTAGATGGAAAAGATAGAATACTAGATACAATAGCTGCAGTTAAAGTAGGAGCAGTATCAGTTCAAAGTTTAGATTTCCAAGAGAAGATTAGCAAATTAATTAACGGATTAGAGGATTCATCAGTTTACCTTTACGGATATAAGTATGGAGAGAATAATGAACTAACTCTTTACCTAGCTTATAAGTACCATGCAAATGTAAACGAATTCATTAAAACTACACTAGGTCTTGCTAATACAGATGGACTACCTACAGCACCTAAGTTGACGATTGATGATAAATATAGATTGTTACTTAAGGCTACAGCTCCGGTAGGTTCAGCAATTACAAATACTACATCTACACCTCTTAAATTCTTAATTAACTCTATAGACCCGGCTAACAAGAGATTCATTTTAAAAGTTAATTCTCAGTTAGACGCAGGTTCAGAGTTCACGATTGCAGATGTAACGAGAACTGAGGTTAAACTTGCTCCAGCTCCAGTAGGGGTAAGCGCAATAAGCAATGGATTAAAACTAGAAGGAGATCCACAGACAGATGAAAAAGTCCTTATAAGTAATCCAGATAGAGTTTTTGCATTTTCAGACCCAGTTAGAGCAGAGTTTGAAAAATTAGGAGGAAATGCAGCACCAGTAGATGGAGAGAGAAGTGCAAAAGTACAGAGAGCTATTCTAGATTTATTGGAGTATGATGAAGGGTATAGAATTGACTTTGTATGGGATGCTGGAGAAGGTGAAGTTGGTCTACAGTCAGTAATGAACTCAGTAGCAGCAGAACTTAAAGCACTTGCACTACACTCAGTTAAAACTACAAACCATTCAACAGTAGATGCTATAGTAAATGAGTACAAGCAATCTAATTCATTCAACTCTTATAAACTAGCTCCATACATGAAATACAACTTTGGGATTAAGACACTAGAGCTTTCTCCTTGTATTGAGTATGTTGAAGCTATTGTAAGAAATAAGTCAGCTAATTCAGAGTTTGCACCGGTATTTGGAATCGTTAATGGTCAAGTATCTGTAGGTGAATTAGTAGCTCAATTTAAGAAGACTGACAGAGAGAAATTCTTAGCTGGACAAATAAACACCATCAAGTTCGATAAGTTTAGAGGTATATCTTCAATTAATGACTGTAGAACTGGAGAAGGTGGTCAGAGTTTGTTTAATGAAGAATGGATTGTAAGAATGGCTAATAGAATAGGTTGGGATTTAGACTTCCTTCTTGAGCAATTCTTAGGTAGATACGATGTTGAGAGTACAGCTTTTGACGTTAAGGCTACTATTGATTACTACATGAAGACTACTATTATGAACCAGACTTATGCACCTGAGAAATATGACGTTGTGGTGGATAAATCTAATAACGTTTGGGGTGATGGTGAATTAATGGTAGAAGTAAATATATATGTTGGTAGAGCGCTTAGAAAGATTACGGTTGTGTCCAAGATGCTTCCATTATCTACACTAACGTCAAACTAAGCCAACATTGCTTTCATAATTGTTGTGATTTTTTATTAAGTTCGTGTCGCAGGGGGATTTTGAATAGATCTCCCTCGGCCAACCCATAAATGAATAAAAGTATGAGTGAGACAGTTGTAAATAATGACTTTGTAAATAGAGCCCATGAAATGACAGGGAGGTTCTTTAAGATAATGTACAAGAGCTTTCCTTTTTATATGAAACTTTACGGGACTCTTTGCACAGTAGAACGCTTACTTAGAAATAAAGATAATAAAGACAGAATAAAGCTTCCTTCCAGAGACCAAATGATAAACCAGACTTATGGAAAGGTAGCTACACACGATGATTTGGATAGGGATTCTGAATGGCAAACTTTTACAGAAACCTTTATCATAAACAAGTCACACGCTCAGAAATACTACAATAACCAATCTGATGAGGTGATGATCTACTTTAACCAGAATATACTTGATTTAGGAGATAAGGTGAGTTTTAATAGATTCGGAAAGACTTACTCCTTTATAGTGAATGATGTTACAGCTTATGAGGACGTTATTTTTGAGTATAGATTAATCGGAATAAAGGATCACGTCTCTAGTATGAATGAGCAAGAGATTAAAAAAGAAGATAAACTTGAACTACCGACAAATGAGCAGGGTACAGACACACCAACAGTTAAGGTAGTTAGAGGCTTTAAAAATAGAAAATAATTATGTCGTTACTTAGTGATTTACAATTAGGCAAGGGGTATAGTGGAGCAAAAGATACTATAACCAAAATACTCTCACCTCTTAGACACCTTAGTGGAACTGTTGGAGATATAGGGAGAGCTGCACAAGCCTTAAAGATGTTGCCTAACCAGATAAGAACTAAATCAGACATGGTTCAAGTTAAGGCTACACTGAGGGCTCTGAATCAAGTGTTAAAGAATAGTAAGATATCAGACTTTTTAAATAAACTAGAAAATGCAGTAGGAAATTCGATAGTGGGGGTCTTTAATCCTTATATCGATACTAGAACAAAGGTAAAGGTTGAGTATGATAAGAATAAGGTAGTTCAAATTGTTAATGGGATTAGAGCTACAAGAGATGCTAGAGTTGCTGCTGAAGTTCAAAATATGTTAATCTCGGGTGCAGCCTTCACAGATGTAGTAAAAATATTAGATAGAGTAAGGGAGAATGATCCTAAATGGGGACTGGGGAATATACTATCACTTTTACCTCAGAATTTATTAGCTCAGTTTGCTCCTAAGTTTCTCAGTGCGTATAAGACTGCTGATGAGTTTTTAGGAATATCAAAAGGAATACAGAATTTAGTAGAAGGAAAATCTTGGAATGGTGGACCTAAAATGCCTAAGAAGAAACCATCAGCGGGGATAGCTAACAGTACGACTTGGAACTCAGCTACTAATGTTGACAAATATAAGAGTATGTTAGAACAAGCTGGAATTGATGCTTCTAATTTAAAGACTGACTTCGATACTCCAGTTCCAGTAGACGTTGTAGGATATGACCCAGACACAAACACATTTAAGAATCCATTTACTGATGACGGAGATGTGGCATATAGTGTAAATGATAGTAACAAGAAAGTATTAGAGGCTACTATAAATGAAATCAACCCAGCTCCATTTGAAGGTTATTTTAGATCAAGATTAGGGAGACTGGAACTTGCATCAACTCACCTATGGGATGTACAAATAAAACCAATGGGAACAGGAGTGCCGGTACTTGAGATGAGGGATATAGATGTTCTTCCGATTACAAACTGGTCACTAGATGCAGGACAGACTTTATCAGATTCAATGGAGATGTTTGGGGGAAGTTCAATTACAATCCCTACAACTAAGAAAATAGATATGAGATTTGAGGCAACCTTTGTAGAGGATTCAACTTATTCAGTAAAGGCGTGGCTCTCAAAGTATAAAAAGTTCATGTTCTATAAAAACCGAGTGAGACCTTATAAAGAGTGCTGCTCGATAATAGGGATATGGCTTCTTGATGTAGACTTAAAAGAGTTATACTATCAAGCTTACATAGGATACCCAATAGATATGACTGAAGGTTTAGAAGGGGAATCATCACACTCTCCTATCAACAAAACTGTAACCTTCTCTATAGTGGGTCAATTAAGTTCTGATGAGTTCTATGAGCAGATTCAGCGTAAAGGACACGGAAGACATTGGGATAAAGACAAACTTAATACAAGATATATAACTAATTTCAATAAAGACAAAGTAGTATCCATATTAAAAGAGTCTGATCAATCTAAAGCATATACGAGACGATTTAGAAAGGAGACTAGAGATAAAGATGGTAATCCACAAACTCCAGACAAAAGTTCACCAAAGCCAAAATCAGTAGGTAAGAGTAAGAAATCTGCTAAGCCTACGGATAAGAACGATAAAGCTAAGAAACCAACTAAGAAGGTAACAGTAAGTAAACCTAAAAAGAAAAAGTAAAGTAGATGAGTACAATCCAAATTAATTCAGTAGGTATAACTCCACCACAACAGCCAGAATTAGGAGTAGTTATAGGAGTTGTAGTTCCGTCTTCATCAGGCAGAGATTACCCTACAATTTACTTTGATTACGATACTTTCAAGAGAGAGTTTGATGATGGAGTAACGAGCTTGGCTAAGTATAAGTTTCTGTTTGAGAAGGGGTATCAAGTGGCAGCAGTGAGGGTAAATAAAGATGAGCCTAATTTTGCCACCTTAAGAATATCAGACCCAGTTTACACAGACTTAATAGCTACTCACCCTCAATACTTAGATTCAATGCCTGTAGATCGAACTTTAAATAAGGATAAGGAGTTAGAGGATGTTGAGATAAGAGATTTTACTAATGTGTTCAGGCTTAACTATGGAGACTTAACTAAACTAAACGCGGCTAAGGACTATATACTCATACCTTCCGGACTTAACCCAGAGAACGCTTCGATAACTCTACTTACTTTTGAAGATGGAGTACATGGGATTACAGGATCAGAAGCTTTTGGACCGAATGTAGTTAGAACAGCTGTAAATATTCAAAATAAAACCACAGCTCAAATTAGAGAAGGGATTAAGAATGTTATTGAAGCCTACACCCAGTATAAAGTAATGCCGGGACAGGAAGAGGAGGATTTTGATATGTTCTACCAGTTTATATTTTCAGATGAGATAGAACAGTGGAACCTAACTCCGGGGACAATAGACATAGATATAGACTACAATGATAAGCTGGATGTCATAGCAAGTTATGCTTCTCCCTACAAGATAATGGACTTTGCATCTACTATCCCGGGGATCTTTGGAAACATGCTTAACATTCAGATCCAAGGGTTTAATTGTAAGGTATATTATGATGATGAACTTTTAGAGGATTATAACTTTTCATCAACAGAAGACTTATTCCTACAGCTAAAAGAAAATTCACCTTACATACTGCCCGTCCTTCATGATAGAGATAAGAATTTACCAGACGGGACTTACTTCTTTGATGGTGGATTTGTAGAAGCTGAGAAAACTACAGATGACTATTTAAGAGCTTTAGAGTTATTTGGAGATGAGGACATAGATATAGATTTCTTAAGTTATGACGAGTTCTTTGACCCTGAGCTTAGAATCTTATCCATGTTACACCAAGTCTCTGTGGAAAATCAGTTCTTAGTTCTTTTAAACATGGATATAGCAAGGACTTATTCAAATACAACCAATATCTTTTATACTATAGGGACTTATGTTAGAAATGGAGTAGAGCTGCCCACAAGTTATGCTTTCTTCGATAGACTAACAACAGACTATGCAGGAGTTATAAAAGAGAAGATATACATAGAAAAACAATACACAGAAGAGGAATACCAGAAGTTTGAAGAGATAGGGCTTAACCACATTAAATACGACGGTTATAACTACTACATTTCCTATTACTACAGCACAATAAACGAAAACCCTGCTTATAAATTTAGTATGAATAGGGTGCAGAGGAAGTTTAGAAGGCTTAATCAGTTTTTAGGAACCAAGAAATCAGAACTTCATAGGTATATTCAGAAACTAACAACAGATTTAAGAGACGAGATTTATTTAATAGACGACATAGTGCTTACCCGATTTAACTATGATGATAAGATGGGTGCAGCAGAGATTCAACTAGAAGTAACTTTAAGTCAGATGATTAACGAGGTCTTGCTTTTAAATGTAGTAATTAACCGAAATTAACGAATAAGAAATAAAGATGGCATTAGATTTTTTAAAGTATCAGAAAATTGCAGAGAACGGGAGAGAATTCCTTAGAACAGATATTTGGGAGTTTTCTTTTGTTGATAGACCTACCGGGGTTTACATGCCGCCAGATGAGAACCTTTTGATTAGATGTACTGACTTCAATGTGTCAATAGATAACTCAATAGATAGAATGGAAGCTCAAATTAGAGGGTTCACTATCTACCAGCCAGTTACTTCTAATAAGGCAGATGGTTCGTTTTCCATGAGATTTATAGATAGAGAAGATATGTCAATTCAGTATATGTTTAACGACTGGGCTGACAAGATCATGGAGAAAGAAACTAAGAAGACTGGAAGAAAACTAGACTTAACTTGTACAGTAATGCTTAAACAGTATAACACTCACAGACAAGTTATCAAGACTCTAGTATTCTATAACGCCTTCCCGACTACTGCTTCAGAAATGGGGGAATCTAGTTTTGGACAGGATGCAACAACAAACGGTGGAGAGTATGACATAGAATTCCAGTTCGAGTACTATGAAAGACAAAGAAATAGTGTTCCAATT